CTAATGGTTTCATTGGTTTTGTACTCATTTTATAACTCCTCTAAATTAACTGTTGCTACTCCGTGTTTTTGTACTACATGGGTGGTACACTTTTGTGCAAATTCTATTGCACTTTCTATATTATTTGTATCTAAATAACCCCGAACTAATCCTGCAATGAATGTATCTCCTGCTCCACTTACATCCTTGACAGGAACTTCTTCTACTGTAAAGTCTTTTCCATTCCATCTACAACCTTTACTACCTAATGTAACAATAAGTTTTTCTTCAAATCCTTTTTCTGATAACATCTCATGGTTTTTCTGGTATTCTAACTCATTTATCTTAATATAATCTGCGTCTTTAACCCACTCACCAAGTTTCTTTTTAGTATCAATAAATACATTCTTATTATTTTTACAAATATATTCAATGTCACTTTCTTCTAAAAATCCTTTACAATAATCTGATATGATAATTGCATCATAATAGTTTTCAGTCGTTGAACCAAATCCGAATGGAGCTCTTTCAAATTTATTCTTTATAATTCCTTTTAATAAAGTTTCTTCAATTCTTTCACAATAATCATGTTCATCAACTCTTAATACCATTTGACCTGAACGATTTTCTACATATCTTTTTTTAATAATACTATTTTTATTTGTTACGGTATGAATGTGCATATCTAATGATTCAACATTATTTGCAACATTTTTTGCCATACCATCATTTTTTTCTGTATGTGTTGGTTTAAAAACTGGGATAGGCGCTTCAGGACTTATTCTTTCTATGTCTCCATAGGTAAAAACATCCTTACAACTATCTCCTATAACTAATACATTCATTTTATTTTCTCCTTATCATAATAAAAATTCTTATCGGATGGTGGAGTTGTATTAGAATCACCATTATCTATTTGATATGCCAATCGTTGATTTGTAATATAAGCATTTAATAATCCCTTTCTGACTACTCGATGTGTCATATCAGAATCGACTGCCATTTTAGGATATTTTAGATGTTTTAAAAATACTTTACAAGCCTTTTTGTTGACCATAAAGCATTGATTACCTGGTTTATAGTCATATGTTGAAAAAAAATTATTAATTTTCTCTTTAATGACTAAATCAGATTTTATATAACCAAAATGAACCATATCCCAATCCTTTGGAATGTGTTTTATACATTCATTAAATTTTTCTTCAAAATCACCTATACAAACACAATCATCTTCAATTATAAGTATATTACCATAATCTTTATTTATATTTTTTTTATATATTTCAAGAAAGGTTTTATGTAAACCAACTGACCCAGGTGTCAATGATTTACCCAATTTAAATCCTGATCTTTTAGTCTCATAAAGTTCACCTAATAACTTTTCCTTTTTATAATTTATTTTTTTACCATCTATTGCAGGAAATCTCTCTGTTTTAGATAATAACGGAATTTTACTTAATTGATTTTCCATTTTTTTTCGTCTATCTTGACGATAATCTAAATTTATATAATAAGATTTATGAAACATATTCATATTCCTTTGAATCCTTAAAATAACCTTTATACCTTGATTTTAATGATAAACCCAATCTATTTTCTATCTCAGATTTAATACTTGAATATTGATACTCTGGTATATCAATTGGTTGTAAATTCTCATAATCAGTTATATCAATAGATATATTTTTTCCACATAAATGATAAGTATTCAAATAATAATCTGATACTATATAATCTTCACAATACTCGTCCACAAAAGCATCTTGATAATCTTCCTTGTCAAAAAGATAAATACCCTTTCCCGAATCAAGTTCGGTATCTTTCATAACAAAATCTGGTACACCATTACCCTTTTCAGTTACATCCTCTAATCTTAATATTTGTTTTGGAAAATTAAGTTTATCTCCCAAATATTGTCTTACCCATCTTTTATTTGTAGATAAATGTTCAATAAATGCAAACTCACGATTAAATGTTTGTTGAAAATTGAAAATTGATGGATCATCAGAAAAATCCATATAAACAAAATCTCCGACATCTTCGTTCACCGTTTTTATTTTTATCTCCTTTTCCATTAAATTATATAAACTTCCATCACGACCTACATTCCAAAACACAAGTTTACTATAATTGTTATTTACTAAAAAATCTTGTAGAATACTCAAATCAAGTTGAGTTTTGGAAGTTACGGTTGCGGCTGTATCTATTTCTAAAAAATACAATTTGCCATCCTTTGGTATTAAAGAAGTCTTAACTAATATAAAATGATTAGACAACTCCATATATTCTTTCATATCTGATGAAATCGATTCGTGAAAAATATCAGATTGTTTTTTAATTATCGGAATATAAATATTTAAATCAAAGTTCATCCCAAGCCTCCTTACCTCTCGGTAATCTCCCACCTTTGTATAAAAGATATCGTTCATTTTGTATTAATGAAAAGGTTTGGTTTTGGTATGCACAGTAGGGTAAATAGTCTGCTATTTCTATATTCTCTCTATTAATATGAATATCTGCAGGAAGTATACCTTTTACTTTCGATTTTTCTATCAATTTTTTTGCTACATTGGGTGTTATGACATAAGAATGTGCTCCGTGTAAAAAATACTCTTGACAATGACATCCCTGATATTCGAAAACCTTATCTGTACATTCACATTCTCTAATAGAGAATCCCTTTTTCTTCATTTTTCTTTTTTTAATTATTTCTCCCCAATTCTCATTAAAATCAATTTTTTTTGGGGTTTCGTCCCATAATGGTTCACCAATATTTACTACACCTTCAAACTCATAATCTATATATTTTTTCTTAAAAATAGTATCATGTTCTAAAATCATAATTCTCTTATTCAACTCAATACAATGTTCCCATAGTGAATAATGACTAAAAAAACAAGATAACGCAGGATCTAAAAGTTGCCATTTTGTCCAATGTGCATCATAATCTAAAAGTTTAAAATTATATTTTTCAAGTAACTCCTTTCCCTCATTTTTATGATAACCATCCCACAATTCAACATCTATTTTTCCAACATTTTTAGCTGAATTAATTGTATTTAATGCAGATTCATAACTAAGTTTATTTGATGAAACATGAATTACATATTTTTTAAAATCCGACATTTTTAATCCAACTTGAATCTACGAAACACTTATCAGGTTCACCAACTAACTCGTTTACAACATCACATACGTCTTGAAATTCCTTATTATAATCATGACCACCGATTAGTCGTAGTGCCTTTAATTTTGGTAAATATAATTCTATATCTTTTAATACATCTTCATAATAATGACTACCATCAATATAAACAAAATCAAATGATTTATCTTTGAATTTATCAACTACATTATAACTAAAATCTTGATGTAATGTAATGTTATCAAAAAACCTTGTATTCATATTAAACTCTTGTTTAACTTCCCCCCAATTATTTCCTAATAAATCATTGGCCTCCTCTTGTCCTTGAAATGGATCAATACAATGTATCTCTTTAAACATACCAGAAGAAGCAAATAAACAAGTTGACTCTCCCATATAACTACCAATTTCAATCATCTTTAAGTCACTTCTTCCTTTAAAAAAATCGTCTAACCAAATTATCATTTCTGATAGCCCTAAAAATAAATGATTACTCATATTGGATTTCCATTCATCCAAAGGGTTAAATCTTAGAGTATTCATTAATTAAATCTACTCCTCTATAAAAGTTTTTTCTATCCATTGGTAAGTTATTTGAATTCCATTTCATTTGTAACGGTGGAAATGGACAATCATTGCAATGACTAAGTGGTATATTACTTTCAATAAAATCTATAACTTTTTGTCTATCATCCCACTTACACATATCCCGTTTTCCACTATAAGTTGTTGTACATCTAAACAAATATTCTTTTGTTATAACTCTACAATCGTCTTTTTGATAACACCTTTCCCAATTCAACTCATTAGAATATTCTAAATTAGATTGTTTCTGTCCATATATATCAAAAGTGTTTTGCCACCAAAATTCTATTTTTACATTAGACTTTAAATAATCATATAAATATGAATTCTTTACTATATTTGACAAATCTTCTTCAAATGGATATACTGAAATTACCAATCTATCCAATTTCATTAATGATCTCACAACAACTGGTGTAAAATTTAATCCATTAGTTATAAGTGTTAATTTATTAATTAAATTTGTATTTTTTAAATAATCAATTATCTCATCCAAATTTTTATGAAGTGTAGGTTCACCACCCAATATCTTTAATTCATCTAATCGTAAATCTAATCTTTTTAGATTTTCCATTACTATCTTTACATCACTTAACTCGTACCTTGTATTGGTTACACGACCATCTTGTAAATAATCTAAAACAATACATCCACTGCAATGTAAATTACAAGTATCTATTATATGTAAATCAAAACTACCTAATAATAAATTGCTCATGATAAAATCCTTGTTGAAATCCTTTACCTATTGGTCTATCTGAATAAACACAAAGGTAAACTCTTCGTGGATTATCTGTATTGTTATTATTTGAACTATGTAAAGTGTTACCTTCTATTAAAACTATATCACCTGTTTTAGGATAGAGTCCTTTACCATCAACCTTTATTCCACCATTCTCATCTGTATGATCATCAAGTACCAACATACAATTTATTGTTACTAATGTTTTATCATTTGGATATGGCCCATACTGATTATCACGATGTTCTTCAAATAAAAAACTTTCGTGTGGTTGTTTAACAACTATTTGGTCATTGAAGAAATATGGTTCTGGTATAAACTCTGTAATTACATCATACATAAATCGTGATGCAAATACACTATACAACTTATCATTTTCAATATCAGAAGATACTGGTGATTGAGATGCCATATCTAATCCCTTCCAATAAATACCTGAACCATTAGGTTTCACTTGACCTAATAATGGTAGTATTCTTTCCTTTACTTCTAAAGTGTAGGATTGAAGATACTTAACAATATTCGTTGGTATTTTGTTTTCCAAGATAGCATAACCATTATTCATTAAACTATCTCATCTATCATACCATACTTTAAACAAGTATTAGCATCCCACATTAAATCATGTTTCAATATTTCATCTAATTTTTTTGTTGGTACTTTAGTGTAATCTCTATATATGTTTTTGATTGTTGTCATCATCAAATCTAAATTCTTTTTCTCATCTTCTATCTCAGAATACTTTCCCCACAATTGAGAAGATAATTGATGAATTAACATATATGAATTTTTACTCATATATCTTTTAGTTCCAACTACAGATATGAAAGTAGCTGCACTTGCACAAAATCCATCCACATAAGTATGAATTGGAACTTTACATCTCAATATTGTGTCCATAGATGAAATACCAGATGTAATTGATCCTCCTCCGGAATTTATATATAAATGCATACCTGGCGGTTCAATATCTAAGTTATTAGCTAAACTAAAACTTTTAGATTGTAACTCTCCTACTTTCTTATTAAGTTCTACTGCACTATCCCTATTCACTCCAGCATAAAAATAAATTTTATTTTCATTTACAGCAATATGTTTATAATCCCCGTCACCACCACGTTTTTTACTTGGTTTTACTCGATCTTTATTTGGAATTTCTCCCCAATACTTTTCTTTTTTCATCGTATCTCCTGTAATATTTCAATTAACATTGCCATCGCATTTATTTCTTTATCAACTACTTGACTATCTGATTGTTCATATTTAGCTATTAATAATATAACTTCCGCAATATGTCCACTACCATAACTATCTACTTCATCATATAGTAATCTAAAAAAGTCTGCAAAATCTGAAACTTTTGCGTCCGCTAATATTTGTCTTATTTCACTAAATGTTTCTTTTTTAGATTTACTTGATTTTAAAACTTCTAATATTTGTAACTTATAATCATTTAAAATAACCTCTCTAGCATCCATCCGTAAAATACCATCTACAACCTGTCTTTGTGATGTATTTATAACCTTTCTTATATCTGGATAAGCTCCATTAATAATTGTAGCTATATCATCCACTTCAAATTTTACATTCTCTTTAGTTAATATATCAGATAAATGTATTGCAACTTCTTTCTTTGAAGGTGGTACTATTTGAAATGATTGACAACGTGATTGTATAGGTTCAATAATTCTCTCTACATAATTACAAGTTAGAATAAACCTACAATGTCTACTAAATGTTTCCATTAGGTTTCTTAATGCAGCTTGAGCGTTAGGTGTGATGTAATCACACTCATCTAAAATAATAACTTTTAACGACTGAAATCCTAATGTAGACGCAAAACCTTTAACTTTATCTCTAACAGTATCTACACTATTTTCATCAGATGCATTTATATACAAATATTCACAATCTATAGACTTTGTAATAATCTTTGAAAGTGTAGTCTTACCAGTACCTGCTCTACCATAAAATAATAAGTGTGGAGGATCATTAGTTTCTATAAAAATACTAACTTTAGATTTTAAATGTTCATTCCCAATATAAGTATCCAATGAAGTAGGTCTATATTTTTCATTCCAAATGCCGTGATGTTCTATTCCCAAAAATCAAATCCCTTTTCTGCTGTTTCTATTTTTATTTTTTCTTTTAAAATTCTAGCCCTTGCTATCTTACAATAATTATTTGAAATTTCAAATCCAATGTAATTTCTATCTAGATTTACTGATGCAACTGCTGTAGTACCACTTCCCATAAATGGATCCAATACTATATCATCTTTGTATGTCATAAATTTAATAGCCTTAACTGGTATATCAAGACTAAAATTTGCTTCTGTCATTCCTCTAGTTTCTGCAAAATAGTTCCACAATCCAGATACAACTTCCATAAATCCTTTTTTATCTTCTTCCGAGTCTGTCCAATAAGATTCACCTTTTTCTAACTTTTTCCATTGATCTTTATAACCTATCAATACACATTCTTTTGGATTGTGCATATAAGGAGCAGACGCCGATAACCAACTACCCCATGCAGAAAATTTTACTTTTTGAGGTGCTTTTTCAACCAAATCTGCAATTCCACTAAACCCAAATCCTATCTCTTTCATCATTTGATAATATTCAGATGCTATAAAAACTCTATGATGCCCCCCAAGTTTTTTCATATTAACTTCATATGGAATATTAACTGCAATTCTCCCATCTGGTTTAAGAACTCTATAAACTTCTGTCAACCAATCTTTAGAAAATTGCATATAATCATCTAATCTTAAACAATCATCCCAATTATCATACTCTATCCCAACATTATATGGTGGGGAAGTCACACAAAGATCTACAGAATTATCTAATATATGTTTTTTAAGACCTACTATACAATCTGTATTGTATATATAATTAGTCCGCACTTTGTGTCGCGACCAAATTATAAACTGCGTGATAATTATCTACCTTAAATGTAACTCTGGCAAGTCCTTGAGCAGAAATTTCTAATTTACCTTTACTACATTCTTTATTAGCTTGTAGAATTTTCCCAAAAAGATCTGCATTAAATGATAATAAATCCATATCATTAAATTGATCTACATTAACTGGTATTGTAATTCTATCTGAATTTATACTTGAATATCCTAGTATACAATCACACGATTCTCTATCTTTATCTGTAACTATTGTAAATGTTTCTTTATCTGTTAAAGCATTTTTACTTGCTATAAATCTAGATACAAAATTACTATCAATCTCTAGTGTAAGTTGAAATTCTGGTACATTTTTCATTTCTGGTACCTGAGGAATGACCGTTTTATCACTCAACATATAATTTATACTAGCATTTACATCCTCTAACTTGACAGATATAGCAGTATCTTCAGACCTCAATACATTTAACTTAACATCTTCTCCCAACACATTTAACATACGTAAAAATTGTGCAGTATTATAAATTCCCAATTCAATATCTTCAAATTGAAAATCATTTAATGCTAATTTTCCTAAAAGTGATTTTTCGGGAGTGATGAATTCTGTAGTTAAAACATTATCTTTTATTGTAAGTATTACTGATTGTACACTATCTCCAAGCGAATACTTATTAATGAATCTTTCTAAAAGTACTTTATTCATTATTTCACATCTCCTATTTATTATTTATTAATTTAAAATGGTATATATACATATATATATCATTTACCATTCTCAAAATTTAAAAAAACTTCTCTAAAGTATATCTTTTATCAACTGGATTATCCCAACTCATAGCTTGATAAAACATATCAATTTTTTTACTTAAAGCTTGCTTATACATTTTGTCCACATCTATATAAGTTTTTATATATTTTAAAATCTCATGTGGGTCATCATACCCTTTATATGCTAAAACTGACAAATTTAATGGATTTTGTTTTAAATACACCCATTTAATCTTTTCTCCGTTAGATATTTTAGGATATCTTTTTATATTATAATATTCTAACATATCATTATATGCCATAGAAGCCTTAACATGAACTGGTGTGGCTTTTTCATAATAAGTAGAAATAATTTTTCCTCCTGGAACATTTACTGGTAATCCAGTCTCTCTATCCAAACTACACTTAAATTTATCTATTCGTTTTACGCCAGTTGGTGAAGAAATTTCATCATAATCCATAGCCTTCATAGCTTTTTTAAACTTAAAAATTCTCTCATCAATTTTTTCTTTAGGCACTGCTACTAAAATATCATCTAAAATTTTTGATAATAAATTCTTCATAGCTACAGCAAAACTACTACGAACAGTATCCAACCCTTTAACCTGTATTTTGTTTACTTTACGCCCAGAATCATTTATAATTTTCATCCCATATCGTTTTTTTGTAACAAACAATGCAGTTTTAGCAATAACTTCTTGTTTAATTTCATAATAATGTTTATCTAAATTACAAAACTTTTTAGCAAATAAATCATAACTCTGGTTTAAAAATCCTTGTATCTCATCCGCAATATTAATAATATGTTGAGTCATCGTTGCTTCAGCACTGGTATCAATTCCTTTATGTCTTGCTTTAACCAACGGTGTGGCTGATGCGAAAATACTATCAGTATCTATGTATATAACATAATTTTCATCCGTTGTACCTAACTCTTTATTATAATATAGATTAACAAGTTTTTTACTAAATTTAATAAGTTCTTGTCCTGTTAAGGTTGTAGCTTCTGCATTATCAACATCATAAAACCTAAAAACAGGTAATCCCAATACTCCATATAATGAGTTTAACAAAATCTTCTGTAGATATTGTCGTCTATCATAATACTGAAATTGTTGTTCATTTCCTTCATCATGAAATTGTTTTGCTAATTTTCTATATTCTACCCTAGTGTTAAACCATTGAGATAAAATAGCAGGAATCAATCCTTCTTTATCCATTCTATATAACACCCCATTAGAGCCTATAGAAACATTAGTTTCATTCAAATAATTTTTTAATTCTTTTTCACTATATTTACAAATTTCCTTTTTACCACTCATTAATGTATAAGTTTTTACATTATCTTTCTTTATAAATTCTTCAGCATCCCACCCCAAAACTTTACCAACTTTAGTTTCAGGTGATATATTCAAACTACGAATAACACTTGGATACATAGAAGTTACATCCAAATCATATACCCATTCATGTCTACCTCTAATTGGATCCTGTACATACGCTCCTGCAAACTTATCATCTTGACCCATCAGTTGTCTACCATACGGATTCTTGTTAGGTACTACAATATTTCTCTTTTTACAATAAGTTAAAATAGCCCCCTCTAAATAACGAGAACTTGCATAAATATCTTCATAAGGAACATGACCAATATGACAAATACCACGTGATATTTCAATATAATCTAACTTCTTATCTAACTCTACAACTATATGTACGTCATTTAAATTATACTTTACGAACGTTTTTCTATCATTTTCATATAAATCGTTAAGTGTACCTTCATATGATACTTTTTTAATACCAACTTCATTTTTACCCACATCATCTAATCTATAACTACTAACTTCATTGGGTGTAAATTTCTTATATATACCAAAATAATCTAAAGAAGATACTCCTGCTATCTCAAATTTTTGTCTGTATTCTGAATATTTAACAACTCCGATTGGTGATAACAAATTAGATATTTCAGAACCTAATAATTGTGTTGCTCTATTATACAAATATGGAATATCAAAATTATCTATATTCCACCCAGTAAGTATTGTTGGTCTTATCTCATAATACTTACCAAAAAATGCATTTAACAACTCAACTTCTGATTTATAACCAAATATAGTATTATTACCATTTTTTAATACTCGGTCTTCAGATTCTATCTCAAGTTTATTCTCTGGATCTAAAACATAACAATAATATTCGTCTGTAAGACTATCCCATAATGCAATAGAAGTTATTTTATTTTCTGCCGTTGCTGGTGATGGAAATCCTTCTGTAACCTCAATCTCAATATCAAACACCATAACTTTATGACCAGTAGAAGGTTCATCACTTTGAGTATAATTATCAACTAATGCCCTAGTAACTGCGGGCACATCACTTTCATATAAGTCAGAGTTCTTTTTATCATATCTAAAAACCTTTTTAACTCTATTTCCATCTAATGCGATATATTTTCCATTTTTATCTGGTAAAAAAGCATATCTCTTATTAGAAAATTTCTTATAACCTAATTTATCATCCCAGAGATGAATTGTTCTTCCATCAAAATATATGTTCTGGTACAACTATGTATTTCTCCAATTTATTATGTCTAAATATACGAATAAAACTCTATACAAGTCAAGCACTATATTCATTAATTTCGTAATACTTGCAATTTAATTTTTTCTTAATTTGTGGTTGGAATATATTCTACGGTGCAGCTATCAGAATTACAGAATTTGTCTATTTCTGCTTCTTCGCCCTCAACGCCCACAAAACTTAAATATCCAAGTTTTTTAACTTGTTTATTGTATTCTTTCTCTGTAATTGATTCATAAGGCATTTGTTTGTAAGCCCCACCATTTGCTCTTGGTAATAATGAAATACCTTTTAAATAATACTGAAAATAATTTAAAACGTGTGGTAGTTCATCTGATTCTGTTTCTGGATTGAAAGTTGCTGTACAACTTACTTGGTTATCAGCCCAGTGGCGTTGCATAAATGCAGCTAAACTAAATTGTTCCCAAATTGACAATTCATTAGCTGTTCTGATCCCCTCACCGACATCAACAGGAATTTCTACAACCATCGTAGTATCCTCGGAACCAAATGCTGGTTCTAATGTATACCCAGCTTTTACTAAAGGTTCTATTAAATCAGATTGATTTGATAATCTAATTCTTCTTATATAGAAACGACTTTCAGGATAATGTAAACCAGGTGTAGCGCCAGCCAAAAGGGAAACTGTGCCACTTGGTTTGACTGAAGTAGTTTTGATTGATTTTGGTATTGCAAACCAATCAGAATAAATACAATCCCAATCTTGTATTGTATCATACCCACCTTCTAACCATTTCCTTAACTCTTCCATTCCGTGTTTTGTGATAAATTGCGCAACGCCACTAACTGAACAACCGATTCTTCGGTTACGTAACATAACCCTATTCGTATCCGACCAGTGGGTTTTACCTAATGTAACTGTTTTTGCGTACAAGTAAGCATATTTAAGTGTTCTTTTATAATCTTCTAATGACTCATGGTTAGATGGAAATGTTTCTACTAAACAACATAACTCATATGATTCTAATGTTTGTTCTAAACATGGATTTCCACCTGATGCTCTATGGTCTTTATCATCACCACCATTTTTCATTCTTGAGTAGTGTCTCATATTGTCTAACCACGCTAAACCTGGCTCACCATTATCTGCAATTCTTTTACATACTTCACTATAATCCATACCAAGTTCTGCAAATATTGAATTGTTTGAAGTCCAACCATATTGGTCTCTATGTGGATTTACTTTGTAATTTTTTAAATCTAAATATTCTTCATCATGTGGGTATCCAAACACAATTTCTGCTGTTCGTCTTACATTACCTGCAACAACACATTTTCCTATAAGGTTCATAATATCAACAATTGTAGTAACTGATATAGGCTCTCCTGAATTTTTTTCTAATACTCCTTTAATTGCCACATGAATTTCTTTTAATGGTTTATGTCCACTTGATATTCCACCAAAACCCTTAATTGGTTCTCCAGCAGGTCTAACTTTTGAATAATCAAATTCTACTGGTTGTGAACCATGAAAATAACTCTCTAATAATAGTCTAAGTGATTCTACCCAACCTTCTCTAGTATCTGGAATGACAAATGTTTCTTCTTGTCTATTTTTATTTACACCTTTAATAACAATTTCCCCAGCACCCTTTACATCAAAACCAACTCCTACACCTAACATAGAGGCGTCCATTAAGAAACAAAATGGTTTTGCGTAATCTTCCTTTAGTGTTTTCGTAGATACAAATGCACAATTGTTTAGTGCAGCATATAAATTCTTTTCTTCTGTAATTGGTGTTCCCATAGCCCAAAGACCTCGGCCAGGTGGTAGGAATTTCATATTAAAAATTCTATCATACATTTCTTGAGCTGACTTTTGAGCTTGCCACGCGTTCCATCCTAATTGATGTTGATTTATCCAACTCATTTGCATAGAATAAGTTCCCTCTACAACCCGTCGTACAGTTTCCCACCAACGTTCATTTTTTCCGTTTTCTTTAATTCGAGAATAGGTTCTCATATACACTAATTCACCCAAACCATTAAAACCAAAAGGGGGTCTTTTTCGTTTGTACTTACTTATAAACTTTTCCGATAACTTAAATTTTTCCACTACAACTCCTCATATCCTTTATATTTCTTTAACCAATAAACCTTCTTCTTTTTTTCTAGAATAGACTCCCTATGTTTCCAATAATATCTTTTTTGTCTTGCTCGTCTAGCAGCTAACTGCTGTTTTTTGGTTTGGTATATTCTTTTTCTTCCCAAAATATTTCCCCATATAAAAGTAGGGAAAAATTTCTTCCCCAATATTTAAAAATTTTTTACCTATCGCCAATAATAAATACAATATATATTAAAATATAACTATGAATTTTACAACTTTATTCAAAACCATCTAAACTTTTTTCAGAAGTTTTTTCTTCACTACTTTTTTTAGCATTTGGACCTAATACTCTATAAGCATTTCTAGCAGTTTGTCGTACAAAATCTTCTGCACTTCTCATTTTTTTAGAAGACTCTACTCCCATTTTAGAAGATGGTCTATGAACATTTATCAACCCAGTATGTGTATTCATAGTACATGGATATGTTATACCATCTATACCAAATCTATTTTTTATAACGTGACATCTAGCAGTATTACTAGCTTTATCTTCAATCTTTCTACTAAGACTTACAACGAAATCCGCAGTCATAACCTTACTATAAGATTCTGCAACCTTTTCTGCTCCAATAACTTCTTCTTCAAGTGCTGAACGATTTGCTTGTGATGCAGTCCATATAGGAACTTCCATTTCACCTGCAAGACCCCTTAAATCTTCATAAATGTTTCCTAATTGGTGTCTTAACTCTTTACCACCACTAATATCTTTCATAATATCTGCATAATCAACAACTACAATATCTGGTTTTAACCCACTTAATTCTACTTGTTTCATATGGGCATTTAAAGTTTGAACTGATGCAGACCTAGTTGGAAAATATTTAATTAATAAATTTCCTTTAGCCTTTTCCAACGCCTTTCTAACTGCATCCTTTTGATATTTTATTTCACTTGTTGGTATTCCAGAAAAAATAGTATCGTATCGTAATCCTACATAAGATTGATTTAATTCTAAAGTATAATGTAAAACATTTTTCCCCATACATAGTGCATGATATGATATTCTCTGTAACATCCAAGTTTTACCAATACCCGCTGGTGCAACTAAAACTCCCAATTCACCTTTACCTAAACCACCAGACATAATTTCATCTATTATTTCCCAACCAGTAGGAGTTATATCTCTAACAGATTTTGTTAATCTCTCTTCCAATCCTTCTACATAATCATGCCCTAAATCTTTTGTAGTACCAGCCTTCATTGCCGCATCAATTGTAGTTTTTATTCCATCATAATCATGTCTCTCTAGCATATCTACGGATTCCATAATTGCACTTTTTAAGTTCTGATTCTTGCAAAATTCTATAACTTTTTCTTCTACAAAATCTAAATCTGTTGCTTCTCTATGTTGAAACACTTCTCTTAAATTATCTACAACTAATTTTTTTAACACATCAGAAGAAATTTCATCTATTTGTATTTTTAATGCTTCTAATGTAGGTTCTACTTTATATTTTTCATAATACTTCTTAATAGATCTAACTAACCACTTATCAGCATCAGAATCAAAATATTCTGGTAAAATAATATCACTAATAGTTTGTAAAAAACGTCTATTGAATAATAATAAAACCATTATTTTTTTCTGAAATGAGTGTCCGAATTGTATTAATGTATCTGACATACTAAAAGAAATCATGTTTAACTAAATTTGCTGGATTCAATGCCTTCTCTACTCTCGCTTCAGCAATCTTAAAATATTCTTTTTCTTTCTCTATACCCAAGTATTTTCTATCTAAAGTCACACAAGAAATTGGTGTAGTGCCACTTCCCATAAATTCTT